GTATTTGCTAAACTATCTATAAACGTTGACACGATCAAATCTTGATATCCAATGACGTCGTTTCCTATTCTTATGATATCATTTTCCTGAAAATCATTTATTAGAGAAGAACTAAGGCTTATAGTTAGAGTATTAGAATTAAAAATCGTGTTTCCGGAAAGTTCTCCTACTGTTGCAATAATTTCTTCAAAAGAATTCAATGAAGTGACTGCTACATCTATAGAGTTTCCAAGTTCTCCTAGGTGAAGAGCTTCAAAGTAAGTATCCGATGCTCTCTCTGCGTCTGATGATACTACTCTAGTTACGTATAGAGAATTAGAATACGCAAGATAATCTGCCGCAGAAAAGAAAGTTTCGTAATTTTGCCAAGACGTGTTTGCAAAAGGTTTGCCAAATCTAGAAACTAATTCTTCTTCAGAAGTTACTAAAATTCTTTCGTTTGTTGGACCCCAACGAAATACTCCAGCTATTGCACCAGGTGGAGTTGCAATTGCAGGTATTACCGCTGTAGCATCTACTTCTCTAACAATTACAGATGGACTTACAGAAAAAGTCATATTTTTCTCCTTTTATATGTGATTAGATGTTTCAATCAAGTTTCTAAGCTATTTATAAAAACAAAGATTTACATCCAATTGTCTATCGGTCTCCAACCGGGTTGAAGTATCTCTTCACCAACGTCTATAAAACCAAACGGAAGAAGATCCTCATTGATCTGTTCTTCGGTCTTTTCTCTTAACTTATTGAGAGTATTTATGTCTGTCATATCTTTAAAGTACCCTTGACTCGTAAGCCAAGAGAATAGGACCAGGTTCATAACTAGATCGTCGTGAGATCCAGACTCTGCCTCGTATGAAGTCCCTTTCTTTGAGAAACGAGACAACTCTTCTATAGTATTATAGTCAGAGATGAGCAGCTGGTTCTGTTCAACCAACATTTTTAGTACCGAACAACCTAGGGACTTAACTTGTTTTGTTGTTCTTACTCCAATGTCGCTGATCTTACCAAACCCGTTTGATACTCTCTTACCGCCTCTTCCAGCATTCTCTGTGTACAACATATTATCGTAACCGAAGTCCATCTGTAACGTGTCCGATACTTGAGCACCTATGTCATTCACCTCAACTAGAACCAATGCTCCGTTATATGCCAATCCTACTCTATTTATGATTGATGCAAAGTCAACCGGAGACACATAGTTGTCTCTAAACGTACATACCTGTCTATAGGGCATGGATGTCACATCTATCACATTGAAAGTTGAATAGTCGAGACCCTTGCCTCTCGAAACGTCGATGGTCATTGTATATACGTGATCGCTCTGTGGTTTCTCGTACTGATATATCCCCTCGCTCTCATAGAGAGGCTTTGAATAAGATAGTTCCTTGAGCTTTGCACCGGATATGAGAGTGCCGGAAGATCCGAGGAATTCGCAGCAGTATTCCTGATTGAACTTGTCCATGTCAAAGTCGAGGGCTTCGAGAGTCTCGTTCATCCACTTCTCGTCTCGGCCAGGAACATCCGTCCACATGACCTTCACAAACTCATAACCATTCGTTCCTTCCTCGGCGCCCTTACAAGTTTTCCAGAAGTGGTTCAGCCCGTTTGGTGTAGAGGTCATGAGAAGCTTTGTAGACTCGCCGGACGAGATCGTAGGATAGACCGATGCGAAGAACTCGTCGTACCCCTCGATGAAGGCCACCTCGTCCAGATAAAGAAGAGCGATTGACTTACCGCGAATAGCGGAGGACGTAGTCGTACCGGCAAGAACCTGGCATCCGTTCTCGAGCGCAATGTTACCCTTGTTCCACTCCTCGATACCTTGCTGTAGCCACTTAGGCAGAGCTTCATACGCGAGTTTGATACGAGCGAGAACCTCTCTCGCGGCGTCACCCTTGTTCGCAAGGATCGCAACAGTCTTAAACTCGTTAAAGAGTATGTAGTGAAGTATCACAGCCACGGCAGTCGTAGTCTTACCTGACTGACGAGCAGTAAGAACGGCAACTCTTCTACTCTTTGTAACTTTTTCAACGATCTCTTTCTGATAGTCGTACATGTCGAGAGGTATGAGACCCTTATCGACGTGTACGATCTTGATGTATTTCTTTGCAAAGTATACCGGGTCCTCTGCACACTTAAGATACTCACGAATGAGCTCTGGAGTCCATTCTATCGGTTCTCCCGTCTTCTTTAAGTGGATGTTTCCCAAATATCCGTCGCCCATTAGTCACCCTTTATCATTTTAAGAAGGTCTGCCGTTGAAAGAATAAGATTGTTATTCGTGATGTTCGTCTGAGCAGCCCGCTGCGGTTTCGTGATCTCTTCCTTCGCATACTTCTTTTTATGAGATAGGTCAACGAAGTCTTTATTCGCGTCAAGTAGAGTCTTCATAAGAGTGGATACGACCTCAAATGCTCGGGGTGACTCAGATTGCTTTGCTATACTTATGATCTCTTGTAAAGCATCGTCTCCACGATCCAGTATGCTCTTAACGTTTCCTCTTGCCGTTTCAATATCACGGACGGTCTCGTCGTCTTCTGGATCTATGAACTCGGCTGGAAGTACTTGCTTCTCTTCATATACTTCTAGGTCAGTCTTTGCTTCTTCGAGTGGTCTAAGACCCAATACTTTAGAAATAGTCTCATCATTCATAATCTGCATCCGTTGTTATAATTCTTATTATGCCCCAATCGTCATCAAAATTTATCTCTTCCCATGATATAGAATTATTAGCATCAGTTGTTGGAGTACCATTTGCTGTTAGACCGGGTCTTACTATCACTCTCTCTTCCATAATTGAATCTAACTTTGTATCCGTAAACATATGGATATCCATAAACTTTATGATTTTTTTCTGTCTTTCAGGCCCAAAGTACCAGCCTTTCATTGTAAAGTTTAGAGTCCAAAGTACAGATCTTCTCTCTTCATAGTTTCCTTCATATAAGTCTTCATTTGTAATGCCGTTTAGTATCAACGGAACATCAAATGGATCTAGATCTGTTATGAGTTTGACGGTAGTTGTCCACTCGGGTTTAAAGAACGGTATGATTTGTTCGACTATTTTAACAGCGTCTTCGGAATATTTCGTCATTATGTATAAAGAAAAGTCTAAGTTATATGGAGTAGCTGACCAAGTATAACTTTTAGATCCTTCGCTCTCATCTTTTAATTCTTTTTTTAATTTCCGCCTAGATCCAATTTTTCTTGCACCGTCATATGTCATGTTAGTGATCTCAAAAGACATGCGAGGAAGAGATATCGCAGTTTTGCGATCTAAATTTGGATCTTGTGTAATTCGAGATAAGAATTTTTGCCACGGACCATATGCGATCGGAACAATCATTCTTTGCACTTCATCTTCTTCTAAATCATCTCGAGTAATCGAGATCTTATTGAATAGACTACCAAAGAGAGCAACGTACTTTCTTGTAGTTGCATTATAGAAGTGATTTACGAATGCCATTTTTATTCCTATTCATGGTACTAACAGAAGTTTTGTAAATCCAATTTTGCGTATCATCTAGCCAGTTACCAGATCCACTGTAACCGTCAGCGTCTAAAGATAGAACTGCAGTTCCGGATACCGGTGGAGAGGCTGATGTAACTTGCCCACGCTTAAAACTAAAGGATCCTGTGAAAGAACTAAACATTAGAAACCTGTTAATTGACCAAGAACGGTATATCCAGCCCCTGTTCTATATATGCTAAATGTAACTACATCGACTCGGTTTGAGCTTGGCGTTGGTGTAGCATTACCCCGCCAATTAATTGTCTGTGCAGACCCGCTTATCTGAAGGGCGTTCGGATAGTAACCGGTTCCACCCCGTGATATGATGATTGTAACCTCCGTGGCATAGTTGTTCGTTAAACTAAAGTTAGTGAGATTTACGGTCCAATCAGCATCAGGACTTGTGTGATAGAATATATGACCATTTGCGCAATCATGTGTGACTACACCTGTGGCATCTACCTTTGCTTGATATTTTTCATGTGCACCTTTTGCTATTTTTAATATTCCTGCACCTAATGCATTAATATCAGTGCGATAGGTTAAATCAACATCCCCTCTGACGATTTGATTGACATCTCTATTC